GATTATTGTATATCAAACTTGGACTGAAATTTTGATAGTATTAGAAACAGAGTCATCTACATCATATAGTCATTCTGCTTCGATTTTTACAAGTAATCCGCATTGCTATACGTTAACTTATGAATATGTCAATAATCCAATACCTGCTGCGTTACATACTATGCATATGCACATAGGTACTACTACTCTGGAAAAGAATGAGAAATCAAATGAGATGGTTGGATGTTATTACTCCGGCAGAGATAGAAATAATGTTGGCGATATTGCTATCTCAAAACAGTCACGACTTACTTGATGTATAGTTGATACTGATAATGTATAACCAAAAGAGGAAGTATGATTGATTCAATCAATAAAATCAAGGGCTATGGGATATATAACAATTATTTATCGTCCATTCCGGTTCTGCAGTTGAAGAAGTATAATCTTGTCTACGGATGGAATGCTACAGGGAAATCAACTTTAGCAAAGTTGCTTAAGGAAATCTCACTTGGCGCTGTAGATAGTAGTTCAGAATTTTCATTAACCATTGACTCAGTTGAAATTAACAACGCTAATTACATCGACCACAAACCACTGGCAAGGGTTTTTGATGATGAGTTCGTAAAATCCAACATTAGGTGGGATGAATGCTCAACCAATTTAATCTTTTATATCGGGAAAGACAGTATTGATCTTCAAGAAGAACTGAAGATAAAGGAGGATCTACTGATATCCTTGGATAGCAAAATCAAGCATAACAAGTTGGAATCCGAAAGCCTAAGCATACAAGTCGATAAGCTACTGATAAATAAATCAAAGGACATCAAAGAACTTCTTAGGAATGAAAACAAAGATATTTTTCAGAACTACAATAAAAGTCATTTGAAGGATACAATTATTGCGATAAGTACTGAGTTAGATACAAATCAAAGCGCTCATTACTTAACTGAAAATGACTTCAAAATTGCCAAAGAAATGACAAATCAGCATGTTAAACCCAAGTTGGCGAATATCCCAGATTTGAATCTACTCACTGTAAAAGACTATGATGAGATGTTAAACATATGTAACGAAACTGTGATTTCAAAGACTATTAATGACTTAATGGAAGATAATGTACTGAATTTATGGGTCAAAGAAGGCCTGTTCTTACACAAAGGCAAGACTATATGTCAGTTTTGCGGGAATACAATTGATCAAACACGTCTTAATGAATTAGAGGGCCATTTTAGTGATAGCTACATAGATATAACTAATCGCATTGATTTAAACTTAATAAAACTACAGTTGTACATAAATGAAAATCTTCAGTCTCGTTATAGTGAGTTATACTCAGATTTACAAGGTGATTATCTAACTGCTTATACTGATTTATCAACACACTATCAAGGCTACTTAAATATAATCAACGAATTGAAGGGTCTTCTTGAAACCAAAAAATCGAATGTGTTTAGTTCGCCAAATTTTACGCCAGGGAAGTATGATGATCCAAAGATAGAGCAACTAAGAAGCGACTTAAAAAAATGCAATTTGATTGTGGATAAACATAATACGAAATCAGATAATTTTACGGCGGAAATCATTGGATATAAAGCAAAGATAGAGAAGCACATAGTCAATCGATTGTACCCAGATTATAAGAAGTTAGTAACTCGACAATCCTCTCTTAATCATGAGATTGAAGAGTCAGAACCCACGTTTAAAAGCTTAACAGATAGAATTCAAGAGATTAAGATAAAAATATCGGATAGCAAACTTGCTATGGACACTTTCAATAAGCACCTTCAGAGTTTCTTAGGAAGAGATGATATAAGGCTAGTTCCAAAGGATGATGTAAGCTATACAATAAATAGAAATAACGGTCTTGCTCAGAGACTAAGTGAGGGCGAAAGAAGCGCAATAGCATTCATTTACTTTATTCTTACACTTTCCGACAAGGATACCCGGATAGAAGATACGATTATAGTCATTGACGATCCTGTTTCAAGCTTGGATTCGAATTACTTATACCATGCATTCTCATATATGGTTGATAACATAGATAATGCTCAGCAGATACTTATTTTCACTCACAATTACAAGTTTCTTAATATGGTTAAAATGTGGATGAAACGTCAGAAAAAAGTAGATCCCCAAAAGATAAAAGAGGCTGAGAAAAATTATCAATTCTTGATGATTAAAAACCACATAGTCGATGGCGCAAGAAACGCAAGTATTGCGCCGATGGATAGATTATTAGCTGATTACGAATCTGAGTATCAATTTCTTTTTAAACTGCTACATCAGTTTGCGAACAGCAGCGATACAGAATTAGATGAATGCTACTTTTATCCAAATATTGCAAGACGTTATTTAGAGACTTTTCTAAATTTCCGCATCCCAAACAATAAAGATCTGTATAGCAAAATGGAAAAACTTATCAAAGACTCAGAGAAACGTATGAGACTTTATAGGTTTGTTAATGACTTTTCCCATGACAGAAAAGCCGATGCACTAACAGATTTTGATACAAGCTGCCTAGAAAACTCGAAAAAAATCATCAAAGAATTGCTTGATGAAGTAAGGAAGATTGACACAGAACATTTTAATGGATTAACTAACATAGCCTCCATTTAGTAGCAACTCTAGTTTAATAAACTTCGGTCGTCGTCCTACATTTCCAATGAAAGGGTGGGAACGGAGTATGCGCTCCGGAGACACCGATTGGGTTCATCTCTGAGTCGTATTCGATCTGAACGTCTTTGATCCAAGGTGCTAGGGCTTTTATGTATTCCCGGGCATCATCCAGGCTGTTGGACTTGGTGTTTAAAGCCATGAGGTTGTCCATCACTTCGAGGGCGTCGTTTAGGGGATATACCTTGTCCTGAGCAGCCAATGCCCGGCAGATGTCGCTGGTGCGGTCATCCAGGATCACAACCAGTTTATAGTATCTGGCTTTGGCTTTCTTGTAGCCTTGCAGTCTTCCGAACTCACGTATTCTGAGAGCGGTATGCTCTGCTAATCCCTGCCAGTAGTGGGATGACTTGTTGGCGAGATCATTGAACTGATCTTTGAGAGTATTGGCAAGCATCTCTTTGGTATAACCCTGCTCGATGGCTTTGGAAAGGGTATCTGCAAAGCTCTGCCTGACATCGGCTTCAAAGTGGTTCCCGATCCAGAACAACTGCTGTTTCTGGATGGTGGATGAGAGATGCTGATCTTCAATGCCCCAGAGCCCGATGCTGGTCTTGTTAGGGGCTTGCACTTGGGTGTCCTTGAGTCCGAGCCGCACACAGCGGTCTATTATCGCTTTGGTGGGCTCATTGACCAGTGCTGCGAAGTCATCTCCCAACTGGGTATTGATGATGCCCATAAGCTTATCTATGGAGTCCTTGTTGATCTTTTCTGCTTTGGGCATGTCACTCAACATCTGGATGGCAAGTCTGGCGGCGTCTCTGATCTCGGTCTTCCAGGCATTATTGAGGACACGGTAGTACTCAAGCATGAGTTGATCATAGTAGTTCATTAGAAAGAGAATCTCCGGACTTTGACTCTGTTCCTGCCAATATCGTATTCAGAGAAGCGTTCCAGACAGCCAGCCAGTGCATCACAGCCATCGATGTAGCCATCAGGATAAGTGAGGAACTGTGATATCAGGGTTGGTGTATCCTGTCCCTCCGGAAAGAGTACCTTGGCTGTCTCAATGATGGTCTCTGTTCTCTCGATGCGGAGGTTCTTGTTGTCTTTGTTATCTATGCGCTTGATGCGGTGGCTTATCGGTGGCAGATGATTGTCTTGTGCCCACCGATCGAAGTCGGCAAGGATACGAGCTTGCCCGTAGGTGGTCTCACAGGCTGCTCTGGCTTTCACTCGGTAGGTGCGATCCAACTCCTGATAGGCATCATAGTAGTATCTGAAGAACTTGGTGTTCTCAGTCTGCCGTATCCAGACATGGATCACATAGAACCTGTTACCATCGTAGCCTATAGAGATGACAGCCTTGTAACACCCCTTCTCGCCCCAAGCTGGATCGGCATAGAGCCAAACCCGCTTCATTTGGGAGGGTTCCGGCAAGGTTCTATACTTGGTGAACCAGTGGTTCTTGAAAATGTTGCCTTCGATTACCGGCTGTCCAAGCATCTCTCTCTGATATCCGGTATGACCGAACTTGGCTCGCAGGTTTGGCAGAGTGGCAGTGGGGTATTGCTCCTCCCAGATGGACTTGCCATGCATATCTTCGAGAGAGAAGCGCAATATCGCCTTTTGGTGGGTCTTTAATGCAATCTGGTAGGCAACGTCTAATTCTGGATTATCTGCTCGTAAATCGCCTAATATGAGCTCCTGAAACTGGCAGATGGAGTAATTGGGGTGTACCAGGTTACCGAGCCAGACGATCTTGCCATTTCCCTCTGGTGAGAGAGCTCCGGCAAGCTCCTGGGTGATCTTCTCCATACGTCTCTTGCCGATGGACTGGTTTCCCATGTTCTCTTCTTTGTCTATATCATCACAGACGATCAGTCCGGGCCGCTTGGCAGTCTTGGGATTGATAGTTCCACGATGGCTCTGTTTGATACTTCTGGCACGTATCCTGGCTTTATTCTTGAGATAGAAGTCGAGATCAAAGGCATCCACTGGCTGCAACTCAGGATAGTCCATTGTGAGGCGCTTATTGTTCTGCAGTTCATGCAATGTAAAGGCAGTACGTTCCTGCGCCAGATCTACGTCTGCGGCAGTATGGATCACATAACGTTCGCCTTTGATGATCCTCCAGATAGGATAGACCACTCCCATGAGTACCGTTTTGCCCAGCCCACGAAAACCTGTGATTCCGATGATGCCTGAGCCCTTATCAGTCTCATCGAACATAGTCTCATGTGCTGGGCAAAAAGGTAGTGGGAAGATGTGCGGGAAATAGGTATGACAGAAGAACGAGAATGCATCCCATCCATCTGCTGTGGTGCGTTTTATCCTCTCAGCTTTGGCTTCAGGATTATCGTCTATAAAAGGCAAGACGGAGATCGTTTTGGATGCGATCTCCGCCAATGCCTTGTTATGCCGTTGGAGGAACTTCTTAGACATAACCGGAAAACCCCACCGCCATTTTGGGGTGGCGATGAGGACTATGTAGGATGGCAGGAAGGTGCGGGGCAGGAGGCAACAGCCCCGCGCAGGCTGTCGGGTTTGGAGGGTCTATGTAGGCTGTAGGTATGTATTTAAGCATTTCTGACTCTCAGATACTCAGCCAGATCGATTACGATGCCGTTAAACTGCTTGAGCAGGGTCTCATGCCCTTTCTCGATCATGAAGTCGGTAACTTGGTCAAGGAAGCGTACGATGTAGTCGTTCAGCTCCTTGGAAGGCTCGGAGTCCTTCTGGTTCTGTTTGATGAGTGAGACTAGGCTCTGCAGAGCGGTATCTGCCGGGTTCTTGGCATACTCTCTGAGTGCCTGGATGAGCGCTTTCTTACGGGCTAAGCTAATCTCATGGTCAAGCTTGCGCTCTTCTTTGAACAGCTCTGCCCACTTGCCGGATTTGATCCACTTGCGGACGGTGATATCGGAAACTCCGAAGATCACCGCCAGCTCAGTGGGATCTGTCTTGCCGTTCAGATAGGCATCTCTGCAGTTATCCCGCTTAATTCGGAACTCAAGAGCGTTACTCATACTCAGGGCGTACCTTGTGGCTTTCCAGATATTTGTTAATGTCTTTTCCATGAACCCGGAGGGGTCCCTTATCACTTATGCGGTAAGCGGGGAGAGGATCAGCTATGTTATTGATCATACGATATACGGTGGAGCGGTCGACATTCAGCATGTCGGCTATCTCATCCGGTCTATAGTAGCGGTCATTGAAACTGTCCACGTTTACCTCGTTATCTTGTATCATTTCTGCGGTCATCATCTTTAGCCCCTTGCTTTCGTCAAAAACTGCTGCATAAGGATGCGACAGTATCAAAGAGCACTGAAGTTCAGTACTACCTTGTTGTAGTTCCCGGCTTCATCCCTGACGGAGAAAGAGATGTACTGTTTAGTAGAGGTTACAGTGATCGCTTTATCGATCAGTTCCATCGCTTCCTTCCAGATCGGGTCTTTGATCTTGTAGCGGCGCAGGGCGAAGATACGATAACGGGCAAGCTGACCACGCTTATCGACTTGGAAAGCTTCATTGATGATGGCCTTAAGATTGTCATTGGAGTTCTCTGACCAGGCTTTGATGCACTCGTCCATCTTCTGCTTAGCGAGCTGCAGCTCAATTCCGAACTGAATCTTCTCCCGGTAACGGATTTCGATCTTGTACTTCTCATCGAAGGTAAGCAGCAGGGCATTACCTTTCCACTCTACGTTATTCCTTCTGGCAACATCGTTCAGATAGTCTTCCACTATCTTGATGATGCTGTGTTTTTCCTTGATGATGCGTTCCTGAAGCTTGAGAGCATGATCCATCGCTTTGCTAACGGCTGCTTCTCGATCCAGGATGTCTTGATTGAGCACTTTAACGGATATCTCCCGTCCTTGTGCATCGGTTAGGGTGCGGTCTTTACCGTTCTTTGTAGACTTTCTACTCATGTGTATCCTCCCTTGGATTTATTCTTTATCTTTAGTTGTTTCTTGTTTTCTGATGTAGGACTGGAACATGGCGATTACCGCTCTGCGTTCTTTGGGATCGAGCAGATTCCAGTGGCTTTTATGGTAATGCTTTATGGTGAATGCCCTTAGGTCGTTCTCTGTCCAACCCGCCTGTTTCATCAGGGCAAACATGTACTTGCCCTGCTTGTCAAAGGTGAACTCATTGGGACGGCCATGCTTGCGATACTTGATCATGAGCGCTTTCAGTTCTTTGAGCTTATCTTCCGGTAGAGCCCTTAGTGATTCGCCATAACCGAGACGGCTCATGATGAACTTGAAGCCATCCAGGGGCCAGTGGAACTTCTTAACCCTGAGGGCATGGATTTCTCGGCGTAGTTTGCGTTCTCGTAGTTCCTGTGTCATAGAATGTCCTTTGGACTGCTATTCCAGTCCGTTCTGTCTGAGATACGTTTTAAAGCTTATCTTCCAAGACTCGCCACTCACCAGATACTCAAAATATGCGTCTATGAGTCTGGATTTCTGCTCGGTTGTAGCGCTTAACAGCTCTCTGGCTTCGGCTCGATTAAGTTGCTCCTGCCTTCTAAGCTCTTTCTCCTCAGCCCTGCGGAGCTTCTCTTCTTTACTGATCGAGGGTCGCATCCGACCCAGGATGCCCGGCTCAATTTGCTTGCCGATGTCTTTGAGATTATCTCTGCTGACAACCTTATAGTGCTTATTATTCAGCATTATACATCCAATTGATGCCAGAGCTTCCATATAGACGAATACCCACTGACGACTCCTACCGAAGGCATCGGCAATCTTTCTTATGGAAGTGTAATGCCCGGCCTCGATAAGATCGAGAAGAGCAGATGCAGCATGCATCTCGAACTTCCAGTCTCCCTTCTGGTTGTAACAAACCTTGGGACTGTAGCGATCAGCCAAGACATAGATGCCCTCTTTCTTTGAGATGAGTTTGATCGTCTTATCTGCCAGCAGTTCAAGCAGCACAGGCTCAATTACAGAGAGATCTTGAGCTATCATGCTGGAGACCGTCTCTGCGGTGAACGGCTTCTTGAACTGCCTTACGAAGTTGAGTACCAGATCTTTAGTCTTCATTTTGCGAGCTTGAGATCGATTACTCTTCCGGTTTGATCACTAAGCTTGAGCTCTCCGGTTTCGATGGAGTGCATCATCTTCATGGCTTTGCGTAAGTTGCCCTTTGCCGACTCATGGATCAAGTCCACGATCTTCTCGGTCACTTCTACCTCGAGCACTTCCTTGGCGAGGATTTTGATGTCCTTGCGGCTTACGGGCTTGAACTCATAGAATGAGTTGCAGCGGTCGAAGTAGTATTCATTGAGCTGTGAGAGACGATCCTTGGCATTCTGCATTCCCACCAGGATCACTACGGTTAAGGTCTCATCCACGATGTCCCGGATCGCGCCTAACAGCTTATCGTGTTTGAAAGCATAGTCGATCTCATCGATTACGATTACCATGTCTTCCTGCTCTTCCAGAATCTGCAGGCTGAGCTTGAAGAGGTTATTGGTAGTTCCGTAGGGGATGTTGTAGCCGAGGTTAAACCGCTGATACAAGGCAGTGATCAGATCGACTGCGAAGGACTTAGGGGTAGTTGTAGCTTCCAGTCTCAGGTAGATATAACCTCTCTGGAACGCCATTCTTTGGGCATAAGTGGTCTTGCCGAGACCGGGCAGTCCGTAGATCAGTCCCAGTCCGACCATCTCCATCTTGGGTCTATTGAGCAGGTAGTTGACGCACTGATCGGCTTCAACCACATTGCTTATTCTTACGAGTTGGTTCTGTTTCAAGGTTCCTCCTTACTTGATTCCTATGAACTTGAGCATCTCTTCGAAGCTCTTCTCTTTGGGTTTGATTACATCATCATCGTCATCCTCCACCTTAAGCGGCTTGGGAGGATCGAGCTTATTGGGCAGCGTTGCCTGCACTTGCTTATCAAGCTCTTCCATCAGCTGATCGGCGCTGGGTGGAGGAGCTTTAAGGGTTGGAGCTTGGATAAAAGTGGGATTGTGTTCTACCTCAGCCATCGGCAGTGGCTTAACCAATCGATCCACCGCTTCCTGCGTCTGTCTGACGATCTGCTTGGTGCGCTTGGCGATCAGCTTCTGATGCCGCTTATTGGCTTTCTGCTCCTTATGCAGTTCAGCCGCTGAGATCGGATTGTCTTTATCCAGCAAGATGAATGGATCTTGCGACCTGCGGACTTCCGCCTGGCAGATGAAGTTGTCTTGCATATCGTAGACGAGTATCCAGCGCAGATCACTCAGATCGTAGCGAATCAGCAGTTCTTTACCGATATGCCCGATCAGCTCCGTATCCCAGTACATCAACTTGTTAAGCATAATACCATTGTTACGTAATGTCTTACGAACTGTGGACATCATCATGAAATTGAGCTTGTCGGCTTTGATCTTCTGCTCTTCCGGTACGGGATTGGCACTAAAGACTTCCCAGGGCGACTTACCTTTCAAGCCGCTGTGTGGAGCTTCGCCATACATCTTCCGGATGAAGAAGCCAATCATCTGCATGGCTTCTTCTATGGTAGGAGGAGTGGCATCGTACATCTTTCTTGCCCACTTCTCGTTACGCATCAGGGTAGCCGGTTTATCGTCTATCGATGCACCACGGAAGCTGCCGATGAAGCGTTCAAAGCGTTCCTGGAAGGTCTTGAAGAATCTCTC